CCTGCTCAAGGTTGAACGCCGAGTCGTTCAGCAGCTCGTGGGAGATGAGGATGCCCTTCGAGCTGAACTTGTAACTGTTGAACGTCACGGTGCTGAACGTGTCGTCCGCGTACCCGATCTCGGTCGACTCGGACAGCAGCTCGCCGGTGTTGCCGGTGTCGTCCTCGGTCGGGTAGTCGAGGGTCGCCCCGGTGTCGGTGCTGAACTCGTCGCACACCCCGCGGACGTTCCCGAAGTCCTCGAGCGCCTGCTCCAGCATGCCGCTGAACTCGCGGGCGACGGTGTACCCGCCGAGCGCGCTGGTGAGCGACTGGGCCCGGGTCAGGGGGACGACGAATTCCTTGGCCCGGGGGTTGAGCCCGACCCGCTTGCAGGCTTCCTTGTGCTCGGCCTTCAGGCCGAGCCCGTGCTGGCTGCGGGCCCACGCCTGGAAGGCCATGGCCCGGTCGCGGCGGCCTTGGTCGGCGTTCGCCCCGTCGCCCGCGGGCTTGTGGTTCCGGTCCTGCCGGCCCGGGACCCGCCGGGAGTTGGCCATCGGTTCGGCCGGGGCCTCGCCGCCCTCGCCGCCCTCGGACCCGCCGGTCAGCTCGTCGGCCGCCGCTTGCTTGGCGAGCGCGTCCAGCTCGCGGAGCGTGGCCTCGGTGGCGTTGAGCGCCTCGCCCACGGCCACGAAGTCGGTCTTGAGTTGGTCGAGCTTGGACTTCTCGTCCGGGCTGAACGCCCGGTTCTCGGCCAGAACGACGTTCGCGATCTTCTGAATCTCGGCGTGGATCTTGCCCCGCTTCTCGCGGAGCCCCTTCGCTTCAAACTGCTTGCTAGCCGTCGCCATCGGCACCCCGCGGGTTAGGTCGGGGCCGCCGGACGCGGACCCGTTCCTAGCCCTGTGCGGGGTGGTGAACAATTGTCAGGATTCCGCGTCGTTCGACAGGATTTCCGTGGCCGCCAGGACGCGAGACGCATAGACGCGGTCGGCCGCCACGCGTTCGGCCTCGGACTCCCGCTCGGCCTGGATCGCCGCCCGGACCGCCGAGTCGGCCGCGCCGTACGCCGGGTAGGTCACCGGCCCCACGTCGAAGAGTTCCACGTCGGTCCGGTCGTAGTAGGTCACCCCGTTCTCGCCCGCGGCCCGGACCGTCCCGGCCTCGCCCCGGGGCATGAACGCGAAGGACGACCCGGTCACGTCGCCCCGGCGGATGGACTCCACGAGGTCGCGGGCGAGCTGGGTATCCGGCGGGTCGATTTCGTACCGCAGACCGACGGCGTCCACGGACAGGCGGAGCGTGCCCGCCGACGCCCGGCCGAGCACCTGAGACGGGTTGTGGTTGTACAGGGCCCGCACGTCGTCGGAGCCGATGGCCCGGTCGAACGCCCCGGGCTTGATCCGCTCGACGGCGCCCGGCCACATGGCGAACTCGGTCCCCGGGTCGCCGTCCCGGTGGAACACCGCGGCGTACCCGTGGATGGCCGGCAGCGCCCCGTCGGGCCGCTCCCGGAGTTGAACCTTCTTGGAACTGATGAACCGGCGGTGGGGCTTGCTCACTGCGGGGTCTCCGGGGTCGGTTGGGGTTCGGGTTCGGGCCCGGTGGGGGCGGCCACGGGGGCGACGTTCACGGGTTGGGTGTACCCCTGCCCCTTGCCGCCCGGGATCGGGTTCAGGTTCTCATACCCCCGCACCTCGTCCTTGTTCAGCCACCCGCCCATGAGTGCTTGGGTGTAGTACGTCCCCCGCTGCGACAGCGGGACCGACGTGATCGGCCGGGGGTCGAACTTGCAGGCGTGCGTTTCAAGGGATTTCTCTTCCTCGGTCAGCAGCTTCGTGTCGCACTCCTGCTCCCACGCGGCGAACCAGTGTCCGAGCGTGTCGTCACGGTAGCCCTGGTTCTCGCTTTCGAGCGAGTTGTAGGCGGTCCGCGACGGGTCGCCGAGTTTGTGGGCCGGCACCCCCAGGACGTTGGCGATCTCCCGGGCGTCGAACGACCGGTTCTCCAGCAGTTGGGCGTCCCTCGCGCTACCCGCCGTGAACGCCGAGAGCTTCACCCCGTCTCGCAGGATCGCGGGGCGGTGCGACTTGCCGAACCCCTGGTGCATGTCGGACCACGTCTCGCGCAGGTTGCGAATCGCCTTGTCGGTCATGGCGGCCGGGACTTCGAGCACCACCCCCGGCGAGGCGTTGTTCTTGAAGTAGTTCGACCCGTAGTCCCTTGACGCGATCGCCCCGCCGATCGTCTCGGCCAGGACGGTGAGAACGTCGTACCCGCACAGCCCGTCGAACCCGAGCCCCTTGACGTGCAGCATGTCCGGGGCGGGGATGCGGACCATCTGCTTTTTGTTCCGCCGCTTGCCCGGGATGGGCTCGGCGCACTCGGCCACGTACCACACCACCCCGTTGCACCGGACCGGCCAGACGGTGCCGGGGTCGAGCGGGAGCATCTCCCGCGGGGCCCCGTCGAGTTGGTCGCGGACGATGTAGGCGTACCCGTTGCCGGAGAGCAGCGAGTGGGCCTGGAGCACCTGCCGAAACGTGTAAGCCGTCATGTAGGAGTTTGGCTTCCGCAGGACGCGGGCCGCCCGGTGGAACTGGTCGAGAACCCGGCCTTCCCCTTCGTACCGGTAGACGCGGAACTCGTGCCGGCCCACGTCCCCGGCGATCAGGTTCACCCCCCGCCAGACGGCCGACAGGCCGAGCGCGGCGTCGCGGGTCACCGACCCGCCGTGCGTGAGCGAGTTCCACAGGTCGGTGTCGTCGGCGATGCTGGAGACGGGGACGGCCGGGTTCTCCGCGCTCCGCTCCTGGCGCTGGCCCTTGACTCGGCGGGGGATTCGGACGGGCATCATCGCTCCCGGCGTGGTTGCTCGTAGTAACTGCCGGTCGGCTCGGGGGGCGCGGCGGCCCTTCCCCGGGCCATCACCGCGGCCACGACCGCGTCAATCTTGTTCTTTGCGAGTTTGCGGCTCGGCATCCGGTGCCCGGCGCCGTTCTGGACGAGCACGGCGTTATTCACCATCCACCGGACGCACGGGTTGCCGTCGTGCCGCACGAGTTTGTTCGTCAAGTCACTGTCGAACAATTGGGTGGGCCCCGCCATCGACGCCATTTGCGGCCGGCACTGAACCACGGACACCCCTTCCTGCTGGAGCCGGGTCATGATCTGCGCCGCGTTCGTGGGGTCGCAGGCCACCCCCCGCACCGCGAACTGCCCGGCCGCGGCCAGAACCCCCGCCTCGATCGCCCCGTGGTCGATCGCGTCCCCGTCCGTGGCCGCGACGTGTCCCGCCGACACCCACGGGCGGGCGATCTCGCGGAGCTTCGTCTCCCGGTGGCTGCGGCCGTCCCGGGGCATCCACAGCCGGAACAGGTACGCCCACAGCGCGGGCCGCTGCTCGTCCGGGGCCGGCTCCCAGTCTTCCGTCAGGGGGAACGCCAGGGCCAACGCGGCGAAGTCGCTGGTGCTGGCGAGGTCGAGCCCCCCGAAGCACGGGTAGCCCTTGAGCCGGTCCCACGTCGCCCGGTCGTCCCGGCCGGCGTCCCACACTGACAGCGGCACCCAAGCGTCCACGTCCTGCGTCCGGATGCCCAGATACAGCCGCTTGGCCGAGTTGGCGAGCGACGGCATGTTCTTCGCCCGCTCGATGATCGCCGCGAGGTCGTCCGACTTGACCGACACCCCCAGGTTCGGGTTCGCCTTGGCGAAGTTCTTCGGGTCCGTCCACTCGTCCCCGGGGTCGAGTGCCGCCACGTAGACGAACCGGGCGTCGTCCTGGACGACGCCTTCGAGCACCTGAACCCCGTGGTCGTGCTCCTGCCCGTAGACGTTCTCCGCGCCTTCCTCGCCCGCCGTGGTGATCGCCCAAATCAGGGGCTGGTCCCGGGCGCCCATGCCGGTCTCGATCACGTCCCAGAGCGCCCGGCCCTTCCACTGGTGGATCTCGTCGCAGACGACCGTGGACGGGTTCAGCCCGTCGAGCGTGTGGGCGTCGGCGGACAGGGCGGCGCACTTGGACCCGCTCTCGGGGTGCGCGAGGTAGAAGGCGTAGGAGACGATTTCGGCCGCCAGGTCGGGCGTCCGGGCCACCGCCTTCTGGGCGAGTTCCCACACGAGCCGGGCCTGATCCCGCATGGTGGCAATGGCGTAGCACTCGCCGCCCTGCTCCCCGTCGAGGGCCAGCCCGTAGAGCATGGCGGGGTACACGAGCGTAGACTTTCCGTTCTTCCGCCCCATCTCCACCCACGCCACCCGGAACCGGCGGGTGCCGTCCGCCCGCTTCCAGCCGTAGACGCTGCCGATGATGAACTGTTGCCACGGTTCGAGCTTGAGCGTCTCGTGCCGCTTCGCCTCGCGGCCCTTCAGGTGGGGGCAGAGTTGCCAGAAGGCCAGGGCCGCGGCGGCTTCGGCGTGGTCGAACCGCAGCCCGCGGGACGCCCCGTCGGCCAAGTCCTTGAGGTGGCGTTCCGCGGCCAAACGAACGAGCCGGCCGGTAACGACCCGGCCGGCTACCACGTCTTCGGCGTACTGTCGGACCGGGTCGGTCACACC